CACAATCTCGGCGCTGTGAAGTTTGACGGGCTGCATAAATTGACGTTCTCGCATGAGGCGTGGGGAATTATCGAGGCGGCGAAGGAGTTCTATGAGCGCAGCATTGGCAAGCAAGAGATTCGCAACTCGTTTATTAGTTCGCTTAACTCTAAGATTGACGTGCATGTTATGAAGCTTGCAGCAACGTTACATGTAACTAACTGCGCTGAATATCAAACCATTCCAAACGAGATTACGCCGGACTGTGTGCGTAGTGCGCTTGGTGTGGTTCAGTCGTTGTTTTCAGGGGTCGAGGATATTTCCGCCACCAATAAACTCTACGGTGACGATGCAGAAGACCAATGCGTTTATGACTACGTTGAGCAACAAAAGCGACCGGTTAACTCAGCCAAAATCAAGCAAGAATTGGCACGAAGCAAGAAGAAAGACAGCCCGTTCCAGTTTTACACTAAACACGGCGAGAAGCCGAAGAAGATTGAGGCGGCACTTGAACGCATGGTTAAGAATGGCAAGATTACATGCAACTCAAGCCGTACCCCTGCGGTTTATTTAGTAATGCAATAGTGACCACCATCACAAAAACAAACAGCTCGGCTTTTATGTCGGGCTTTTTTGCGTTTAAATGTGGGTGTTGATTGAAACTAACCAAGGAAATGTAAATGAACGTATTAAGCTTATTTGATGGAAAGAGCTCAGGATTCACAGCTTGTGAGTTGGCAGGAATTGAAGTTGATAACTACTACAGCGCTGAAATTGATAAGTACGCAATTCAAGTAAGTAATTCTATTCACCCAAACCAAACGCGATTAGGCAGCGTTACAGAGTGGCGAGATTGGGACATTGACTGGTCAAGTATTGATTTAATCCTTGCTGGATCTCCATGTCAAGGGTTAAGCATAGCGGGTAAGCAACTTGCGCTTGATGATCCAAGGTCTAGGCTGTTTTATGTTTTTGCAGACATCTTGAATTTTGTAAAGTCGGTAAATAAAAACGTTTTGTTCATGCTTGAGAATGTCGAGTTAAAAGGGAAGGCAAAAGAATCGGAATCAATAATCAGCGATTACGTAGGGGAAGAGCCAATATTGATAAACTCAGCTTTGGTTTCAGCTCAAAACAGAGTTAGAAATTACTGGTCAAACATTCCGATTGACATGCCAGAAGATAGAGGGATCTTGCTAAAATCGGTATTGGAAGACTTACCAGACTGCCCGGTTGGGATTGCAGTAAGAGAAAAATCAAAATGCCTAAGAGTTGGCGGTAGAAATTCACCATTTGGCGATAAGCACGAATGGGACAGTCCATTCCAGAGAGTTACAAAAAAAGGAAAGGTTAAACCAGGAATTAGCAAGGCTGCTTGCCTGACTGGTGGTGCTAACTCAGGAGGAAATCATTCTGACATGGATATTATCCACTCGCCTTTCGCAACAAGAAGATACTCGGTAAGAGAATGCTTCAGACTTCAAACAGTGCCAGAGCGCTACATTGACAAGATTTTAGATTGCGGAGTATCAAACAGTCAGCTTTACAAGATAGCTGGTAATGGTTGGACCGACGAGGTCATCGCGCATATCTTGGGGTGTATGAGTGAATAACTTCTACGACAAAGACGAAGTATTAAAAAACGCTGAAGGTATGTGGACAAGCATACTTTCACAGATTGGTGGTTTGGACTCTAAGTATCTAAACCACAATAAACACTGTGATTGCCCGCTTGGTTGTATTGGTGGCTCTAGCGGTCAGCCAGGAGGGAAAGACCGTTACCGATGGATTAACAAACCAGATGGTCACAGTATTTGTAATGTGTGCGGCAGTCGTGACGGGTTTAACTTGTATCTTGCTGTAACTGGCCATGATTTCGTTGATGCGCTTACCGATATTGGTAATTACTTGAACATGATTCCAGTCGAAAAGCGCGAGATAGTAAAGCGTGAGGTTTACATAAGTTCGACCTTTCCAGATTACTATCAATTCGACTTTAGCCAATACGAGGAACTTAAATCAATGGCAGAAGTAAAGCTGTCACCATGGCAACGCGTGAATGGATTGAATATGCTCGATATCCTATCCAATGGCGACAATGCACTAATCCCACTACTTGACGCAAATCAAAACGCATGTGATTTCGTGATGATTGATGTTGATGGTAATTGGCAAACTACGGGCGGAAATAAATGCGTCCCTAGCGGCTTTTACAGCACTTTCGGCGACAGGGTAGGTAAACGGACATATATCGCAGTTAACGCTTACCACGCGGCGCACGCTTCGATATTCATGCAATGTCAGGTCGTTTGTTGCTATGAGGTTGAGAATATGGAATCTGTAGCGAATAACTTCGATGGTGAGGTCATGATTGTTGTCGCTGGTATGGATGACGTTGAACAAGCCGACGCGTGTCGATTTAGCCAGATAACATTTAACGCGCAAAATAAATCAGTTGGTCGCACTGTGTATGCGCCGTTTGAGATAGTTGATAGAAAGAAACAATCAACCACGCAAAATCAATAGAAATAAACGATTAGACCAAAACCAATCCCCTTGCGAGAATACACAAAACAAGGGGTACACCATGCAAATCAAAACATCAATTTTAGAAGTCCACTTTGTAACTGACGACGACGGTGAAGTTATCGCGGGGCCATTTATTTACCCTGAAGAAGCTGGAGAGTGGATAGAGGAAAATAATCATGACTGAATACACATACGGCAAATACACTCTCCGCCCCTACCAAATTGAAGCATATGAGGCGATAGGCGATCACATTCGCAAGATTAACCGATTCAATGACATCCCAAAAGAACAGTTGATAGGTTCATTTATCGAGGCTTCGGTGGGTAGTGGTAAAACCTCAATTGCTGGTGCAATACTCAGTCGCTTTGTTGAAATGGGTTGGCCCTGTCTTTGCTTGGCGCGTGACTTAAAGCTTGTTGAGCAAAACGCGGAAACATTTTGGGATATGCGCGTTAAGAACTCTATTTACTCAGCTGCATACTCAAAGGCGATGAAATACGCAGAGTCAGGTGTAATCGTTAGCAATGAAGCAACCGCTTATAACGCTGTTTTTGGTGAGGGTTGGAGAGGGTACGCACCAAGGGCTTTGATTATTGACGAATGTCATCAGGTGGGCGTTGACAAAAAAGACTCCCAATACATGTCGATATTAAATGAACTTAACCGACGATCTATTGAGAAATACGGACACCGAATTATCATGATTGGTCTGACAGGTTCACCTTACCGCCACACCATGTCAATCATTGGTGATGTTTGGCAAGATAGCCTGTATTCGATTGATACCGCGACACTGGTTGGTATGGGATTTCTAGTGCCTACAATCTTCGGTGCTGACGTTGGCCATGATAAGTCACTCGATTACGATATGAGTAAGTACGCATCAAAGTCAGACGTTGGTACTAGCGACTTTTCAAAGTCAGAAATGGCAGCAATGGAAAAGGAAATGATTGCCGACTCTAACAAGTTGAGATTGATTTGTAATGAGGTAGTAAGGCTAACCAAAGACCGTAACGCGGTAATGATTACATGCGCGGGTGTTAAGCACTGCAAAGAGGTTGCAAAGTTTCTACCGCAAGGTCAATCGGCCATTGTTTATTCTGGCCAAAGAAAATCGGTTAACGACTCAGAGATAGAGCGAATTGAAAAAGGCGAGGCTAAGTACCTATTGCAAGTTGGTTGCTTAACCACCGGTTTCGATTGCCCTGTCATTGATACTAGCGTGATACTTCGCAAGATTGGATCGCTTACTTTGCTCGTTCAGTTGCTAGGGCGTGGCATGCGATTGCTTAAACCTCACCATGAAGAGGCGGGACTAACCAAGAAAGACCACTTAGTTTTAGATTACAGCGGTACGATGGATGAGATGTCATGGATGTATGAAAATCCAATCCTTGACGAGTGTAGATTGAATGAAGATAAGGCGGGTCAAAAAGAAACTCACCAGTGTCCTGATTGCGGCACAGAGAACAGCTTGACCGCTAGACGTTGCATTGGCCGTGTTGATGGTAAACGTTGCGAGTTCTTCTTTAGCTTTGTTGAATGCCAAGACCAACGCTCACCAAATGGAATGTTAATGGCGAAGGGTTGCGGAACTAAAAACGATACGCGCTCAAAGGTTTGTCGTAAATGTAATAACTGGCTAGTGGATCCAAATGAAAATCTAATGGGTAATCACTACACGGCAAACGACCTAATCAACGTAACCGGATTCAACTTCGGATTAACGCGTGATGAGTCAAAGGTGTTAGTTACGTACCAGTTAGCCAATGGAAAAAGACCGCGTGAACTGTTCGACTTAGCCAAGAAAGAAAAGTGGGCGCGTACTACCTGGATTAAGTTTGTGAATGAGCATGTTGATAATTCATTCACCAAAAAGGCGCTGATATCATGCCGAAATCCAAAAACGGCGATGCAATACGCTGGTGAGATTAAATCACCAAAACAGATAACGCACAGAGTCAATGACCGCAAGTTCGACATCATAGCTAGGAGGGTATTTGAATGACAATTAAAAGTGACTGCATAGACAAAGCAAACGAGCTAGGCATAGAGATAGTCGGTGATGTAGATTTCCGCGGGAAGTGTAAGGTGGAGGATGCAGAACTGGCTCAATTCTTCACAAACGCTCGCCATGAATACAAAGAATACTTCGATTTAGCATTCCATGTTGAAAATGAATGGAACCCACAAGGTGGTACATCATATGCTTATCACGCAAGGTCTAAGGCGAAAGGTAGGCTTGATGAGATTGCAGACATAATATGCTTACCAATATCACCTGGAGCTCCTGCTTTTGTTTGCGAGTTGAAACGTGTTGATTTTAGCCAGTCGGTTAAGTCATCAAAGGACAAAGAGCATTTTTTCAAACAATTAGCGAGACTTGAGTCACAGAAACGACACGGCGCGATAGCCTTCGTAGCCCTTGGTTGCAATAATGCATACAAGGAATTCGAGAGGTATGTAAATGAATACGCAAGAGCGAGTAAGTGAACTAAAAATGGAAATCCATCGCCAGCTCATCGAGTTGGCAGGGATTGCAGATGCAGACGATAAAGTGTTATTTGTTGATATTCAATGCGATTACATGTGCCCGACTGGTAACGTCGGCATGAATGTGATTTTAGAATGTGAAATTAAGATTGAGGATAAGTGACCATGCAATTAAAACCTATTGAATACGAAGAAGGAATGGTAATCGAAACCGGCAAGTATTACTTAAACATGCCAAATGAGACTTACCACGCGCACAAGTCAATCTCTAAATCAGGCTTGGATAAGTTCGACATTGACCCGTATAAGTTTTATAACGCCAAACCAATGAAGCAGACTCGAGCAATGCAAACGGGCAGTGCGATTCATGCCGCAGTATTGGAACCTAAAGTTTTCGCAAAAGAATTCATGATGCTGCCAGAGATTAAAGACCGACGACAAGCAGAGTACAAAGCGGCCGTTAAATCCTTTGGTGAGGGCAATGTATTCACTAACGCTGAGTGCGAGAAAATCAAAGGCATGCAAAAAGCAGTGTGGGCGCACGATGAAGCTCGTCGATTGCTAAAGGCTCAAGGTTACTGTGAGATTTCAGGATTTGCGCGTGACAATGAAACAGGAACAATCTGCCGTCATCGTTTCGATAAGCTGGCAAATATTGACGGTGAATGGTGGGGTGTCGACCTTAAAAAAACTCAAGATGTGAGGGAGTTCAAGTTTTCTAGAACGATTTCAGATTATCGTTATCACGTACAAGATGCTTTCTATTCTGACCAGTTCGAATGGATTACTGGCGAGAAGTTAGCAGGGTTTAAGTTTATCGCGGTCGAGGAAGAATACCCGCACAAGGTCGCCGTATACGAGTTGTGTGACGTATCAAAGCAAATAGGCTGTGAAGCGTACCGACACAACCTAAACATGTACGCGGAGTACGAAAGAGGCGCAATTAAAGCGCATAACAACAGTGGCTCAGAAGTAATTTCGCTTCCTGAGTATGTATTAAGACAATTTGAAGAAGAGGTAATTTAATCATGGCAGATATTTCATTAGCGGCACAAGCGAAGTCGAATCAGTTAAATGCAGTCGATATCATGGGGTGTGAGCCTGTAATCACAATCCGCGAAGTTAACGTTCGACAAGGCGATCAACCTGTGGCGGTTTTCTATCACGGTGATAACAATCGCCCTTGGTATCCGTCAAAGGGCATGATTCGAATCTTAATGGCTGGCTGGGGTAAAGAGTCGGATAATTGGGTCGGTAAGTCGGTGCAAATCTTTATGGAGCCGTCAGTTACTTTCGGTGGTAAAGCGGTCGGCGGTATTAGAGTTCGTGCAATGTCTGATATTCCACCGCGCGGCATTAGCGCAACACTAACCATTAGCCGAACAAAACGCGAACCTTATCCAGTGCAATACCTAGATATGAAGCGCCCTGAGTATCCAGAAGACAAGTTCAACGCGGGTTTTGATGCAATGGCCAAAGCAATGGAAAATAAACAAATGACGTTGCAGCAAGTTATCGCACGATGCCAACAAACGGGCGACCTGACAGAATCACAACTGCAACGCTTAACAGAAGCGGCGCCAATTGAAATTGATGAGGAAGATTAAAAACTGTGAGCCTCGTCACTGAAACATGTGGCGAGTTAATTTATTATTTATTCAACTTAAACGGAAAGGAAATTAATTCTATGACGAAAGCATTCAAGGCAACAAAGAAACCAGTTACGATTGAAGCGTTACTATGGGACGGAGGAAATCTTAGAGATGTTCAGGATTTTTCTGGTGAAGAATTTAGCGACTTACCATGCGGCTATGACTTTATTGCACGTAAAGCAAATTCCGTCATGTCATTTGAATGCTCATCTCAGGAGTTGTTCATCATGACAATGGAAGGGGAAATGAAAGTATCAACAGGTGACTATATAATTAAAGGTGTTCAGGGTGAATTTTACCCATGTAAGCCTGATATATTCAAGGCTACGTACAACTGGCGATGCAAGTGCGGTGAAGATATATCATTTGAGTCTGTAGGTTGCATTTACTGCAAGAACTAAAAACAAAGCCCCGCACTTGACGGGGCTTTTTCTTTACTGCATTAAATCATCTTTCTGAAACACTTCCTCAGCGTAGTTTACCGCCGTGATAGATATCTCCGCACCATTTAGCGAAACACTCCGAACCGCGTAACTATCCGCATTCAAGTCACCATCACGCGCAACTCTAAAGTAACTAAAGTTCTCTTTTAGATTTGTGTTGATATAGAAAGCTGGCGTTACATCTAGCACTAACTCGTTCAGTGTTGCGCCCTGAGTGACGTTAAATGACTGCGTACCGCCTAGAGGTGTCGATAGCACCGCGACGTAATCGCTATGATCCATTACGTTAACTTCTTGGCTGGTGCGGATTCGCTTATCGCCATCCCACGCTGTAACGTAACCATCCATAGAAACACCCGCAATATTATTAACGATGCCGATGCGTCTAGATGGTACAAGGTGCGTTGCTTCTATGCCAACTCCACACTCGTAGCTGTAGCGCTGATACTTGATGCGATACCACTCACGCCACGCATGCATTTCTGCTTTCTTCTCGTTACGGATACCAACCAACTCAATCACTTTTGGGTTAGTGCCTTGTGACGGAATGAAGATAGATTGCTGTGCGTCCATCTTTTGAGGGTTGCGCCACTTGATTTCCACGCAATCGTAATTCTTATCTTGCAAGTCGGTAAAGCTAACCTTCATCGACTGCTTTCCAATTGTCTTGTTGGCGTGAGAGAAAATCATCGCATCAACTTCCTGCAAGATATCAGGGAAGAAACGAATATCACTACCAACTTGGTAAGCCTCGCAAAATACAGACTTGGCGACTTGATTGATAAACTCCTCAAACGTCAAATCCTGCGAGTCAAAGGTAAAGTCGAAGTAAGCCACCTCTTCGCTACCAAAGTACTCCACAAGCTCATCACGGACGTCTCTTAGGTGCGAACGAAGTTTGTCGGCCTGAACCTGACTACGGCGGCCAAACCTATCATTGATTGCAGCAAAGTAAACCGCGTCATCAAAGTAACGGCTTTTAAATCTACCAGAACCATCGTTGTATTGACGCTCGGCTAGCATGTTGATTCGCTGCGCCGTACCAACACTGAATGCTGATTGTTTACGCCTTGTCTGGACGGTTGTTTTATTGCCATACTCCGCGCCATTTGGCTCGTTGCGAATGAAATAAAGCTCAGTTAGTTCGACAATATCAAACACAGCGCCATTAAAATCAAAGTCTCGTGGCGTGTCGCGGTTAAACTCAACTTGGTAATTATCATATGGATGATTAACATAGAACGTATCGCCTGTCTGTTTGCGTCGGTTGCTTTGATTTGATGACACTGACCATGGGGAGGTAATACCAATGCCAGTTGGTACGCCTGCATCATCCAACTCACGAACAGTAATTGAACCAGTTATGGTTAGGTCGGATGTTGCGTTCCCGCCTGCATCTTTGTAAATTCCATCACTCAATAGGTTGTACTGAATCGTACTAATGCCGCGCTGACCTGCGAATGGACCTAGTGTGCCAGCGTAAAGCTTCACAATCTTGCCATCTTCAGTAACCTCAGTTGCGTCAACAGAGTCATAAACTTCAACTCCCGGTTCTTTCATGTAATAACTATCATTAACCGTCTCGGTAAAGTACGTGTCATATAAAGTATCGTACTCGTAAATAGTATTACTGATGGAGCGACCTTGCATTCTCTGCCATGCGTCATAAATAGCACCGCTAGAGTATGGAATTGTCACTTCAACATAATCAATACCAACATCAGTAACCACGTACTCAATGGTTAGCCCGTTATCGGTCGAGATGTTTGTCTTCTCGTTATTGTTAATAACAACAGGTATCCAAACTGTAGGGTCGCCTGAACCTGGAGGGTTCTCTTCGATGTACACAGTTTTAGATCCGATAACTCCAGTTCCAAACACATCAACCATTACAAGGTCATCACCAATCGTGTAAACATCAGTAAGCGAGTACCCATCCGGTAGGTTGGTGGCGGTAACAAGACCAACCGTACCATTTGCAGAAAGTGAGTACGCGGTATCAACACTAAGGTCATTAGGCGGGTCAATCTCATCACGCACCGATTCATCAGACTGGAAAGCGGTTCTGATTGGTTCGTTAGTCGTACCGCCAACCGTGTAATAAGGTGTCGCGCCGTTCATTGGCGTTTCGTATGGACGGTATGCATTTAGCGTCCAACCCGCCATTGCATCGCCTGG